AGCGATTTCCCTGATAACGTCCCCCACAGTTGTCTGATGCCAGGACTTTTCACGGCGGATATTCAGGGTTGTCCGGAAATCAGCACTGCGGGCGCGAATAGTGAGGCGATCAGGCGCGCCGCTGTGTTCAATTTCATCCACCGTAAACGACCCTTTAGGGAAAAGTGGCTGGCCTTCCCATCCCAGCGCAAACTGGATCTCCGCACCTCGACGCGGCAGGACAATCTGCCCGTCCGCATCATCCAGTTCCAGATCAAGCTGGTCCGCTTCAAAGCCCCGGTTATCGGTTAGCGTCACGCCCATCAGGCGGTTATCCAGCATAGTTGTAACGTCCTTACCTTCGATAACGATACTGAAGGCCGGGCTTTTGCCGTACAAGCTAAGGAGTTCAGAGCTGAAATTCACTGCAGTAACCCTCCAACCGTATTATTAATATTCCCTATCGCTGACGATGCGGAGTCTTTTAAATTACTAAGCTGGTCGCTCAGGCTGCCAAACATATCGGACAGCGATTCATCCACCCGCTTGAGCGTCAGCGTGAACTCAATCCGCCGCGGCATCCCGCTTTCGAAAAACTCCGTCTTTGTCTGATTAAGGCCCTCGATCACAAACATGCCGTATATGGTCCCGCTGCCCTCAATCAGGGGCCACGCCTTCCCCTGTTCCGCCATCTGCTCCAGCGCCAGTAGGGACAGCCTGCCCCCGGTTATTTCCGGCAGCAGGACGCCGGAAAGCGTCAGCGTGTCGTTGTCCGGGCCAAGAAACTGCGTTGACGGGCGGCGATTGATGCGGCTGTTAACCGCATGCCGCCAGTTGCGCTGATACTGCAGCTCTTGATACGGCACCGTGCGCAGCATGAAAACGTATAACCCCAGCACCATCATCATGATTCATATCCCCCCTGGTCACTGTAATTGCTGCGCGCCTTCGCGTGGGTGCGCCGTTCGCGCTCGTCGAGCTGGCGGGCAACTTCGCGCGCAATATCCTGCGGGTTCTGCCCTGGCTGCGCATGAATGGTGATCGGCGCGTGCGTTTCAAAATGCATTACTGTCGGTGCGCGCTCCGCCTTCGCGGGCTGGCTCTGTTTGTATGCCATTGCGGGAAGGCTGAACGGATGCAGGGGTGCAGCTTCTGCAGGCGCTGCCGCCATGCCCAGGGTTCCGGCCACAACCGATGCCAGCGCCGCCGTGCGCCGCCTGCTGGTCACGTTTGCCGGACCGTTCACAATTTCGGGGCCATTCTCTCCAACTATGCCAAACTGGCCGCGCGGGATAGCGCCCCCGTTGTCATACATACCCGCAAAGCCCATCATGGGAAATCCGCCAGGCGGCAGCACCACTTTCCCGTCACTGTTCACCGTGGCGGGCTGTTGCTTCACCACCTGATCCGGCAGCTTCGCTTTCGCAGCTTCCTGGCTGACAATGCCCAGCTTTTCCAGAAGCCACGTTACGCCCGACTTCAGCGACTCCAGCGGTTGCATCACCATGTTCAGGCCTTCAGCCAGGGCCTCACCAAACCTTTTCCCCATGGAGGCCGCGTTGTTCAGCTCCTCAGCCGTGGATTTAACCGGCGTCAGCAGATCCCGGAACCATCCCCAGAGCGCCTGCACCTTATCCCCTATCCACTGGAATAAAGGCCGGACAGGCTCAAAGGCTGCGCTGATGGGGGCAGCCGCAGCCCTGAACCCTTCCACCACGCCACCCAGAAATGCGCCGATTGGCTGCCAGTACTTCCAGATGACCATTGCCGCACCCGCAAGCGCAGCAACTACCAGGCCTACAGGGCTAAGTAGCGCCCCCAAAAGGCCAGAGATACCAAATAATGCGCCCCGCAGTAACGCAATCGGGCCGGATGCCAGAATACGGAAGATCCCCCCGGCAGCAGTAAGCCCTCCGCGAAGCGCCGCCAGGGGGTTCATCACCGCTGCTATCACGCTACGCGTTCCGGCCATTCCTGCACGGAATACAGCCACCGGCGCACCTGCCGCCGCTCTCAGTGCATTGACTGCAGCTCCAGCCGAGCGCTGCAGGGCATTCAGCGGGGCAGTAAGCAGGCCAGTGCCAGCCCCCGTGGAAGCCATTCCGCGCCGTAACAGGGAAACCGGCGCATTCGCCAGCCATGTTAGCGCGCTGCCGGTGCGCGTAACCGCCGTGAATACAGACGGCAGCGTTTTTACGCCAAGCATGGAAAAGCCAAACCGCAAAACCGCAAGCGGCCCCAGCACTGCCGCCACCACAACAGCTAACGTACCAAGCCCAAGCGTGATCGCAGCGGTAGCGGCTGCCACTTTCATCAGCGTGCCTGCCAGCTGCGGATTAACTTCAATCCAGCGCCGTAGCCCCCCGGTTACGCTTTTCACGTAATCCATGATATCCATCAGCGGCTGACGCAGCGTTTCGCCCAGGCTGCTGAAGGCGTTCTGCGCCCCCGTTTTTACCAGCATCCACAGCGCAGAAAGGGAATCCCGGTTTATGTCGGACTCTTTCTGCATTGAGCCATTTGCGCTATTACCGGCAGTGAGTTGCAGCTGACGGCGCAGCTCCGGCAGGTTGTTAGCCAGCTTTGCTGCATCATCGCCATATTCCTTGCCAAACAGCATTGTCATGGCGGACAGGCGTTTGTCCTGCGGCAGCTTTTCCACCTTTTCCATCACCCGCAGAATGGTGCCCATGGCATCCTTCGTCATCTGCTTTTCAAGCTCTTCTGGCTTGAGCTTCAGCATATCCATGCCATCCATAAAGCGGTCACTTTGCATGGTGGCAATGGACAGCTCACGCACCATGGCGTTTGCGGCACTGGCTGCCACTTCCGGCGCTGCGCCCAGTGACAGGAACGTGGAGCCAAGCGCCGCAGCCTTACGAAAGTCCAGACGGTCAGCCACGCCCCCCATGCGCTGCAGCACGTCGATAATGTCCGCGCCCTTTGACATGGCGTTATCGTCCAGATAGTTCAGCGCATCGCCCAGCTGCTCAATATTGCGGGTCGGCACCTTGTAGAGACTGGCGATTTTACCCAGGCCTTCGGACAGTTCATCGGCGGGCAGTTCAAACGCGGTTGCCGCTTTGGCTGCCGTACTGGCAAAGGCCAGAAGGTCACGCTTCTGGTCTTCCCATGAATCATTCGGGTTCGCCACGTTCATACGCGCGCCACCTTCGACCAGGGCGGCATAGTCCACCGCGCCATTTTCCATAGGCAGCTGTTCGCTGGCAGCCTTGATCGCATCCTGCATTTCATAGAACCGCGCTGTGCGGTTGCCGTCATCGTCACGCAGTCCATTGACCTGCTTTGCCACGCCTTTCATGGCGTCTTCCATGCTGGCATAGCTTTTCACCGCCGCCACGACCGGCGCGCCCATTGCCAGCCCGGCGGCTGAGGTTGTGGCCCCTGCTCCGGCGATGCGGTCCCGCACTTCAAGGCTCCGGGAATACTGCTCCCTGACGGCATTAACCCTGGCCTGTTGCTCACCGAGCCGTTTAAGGGATTTTTGCTGACGGTCCAGCGCCTGCCGGGTTTCGTCGGCATTCTGGCGCAGCTCGCGCTGGGCGCTGCTGAGCTTGCGGGTATCCATCCCGGCCTCGTTCAGCGCAAGGCGTTGCTTCTGCACCGACTGGCCCAGGCCGTTGTATTTAGTCTGTAGCTCCGACACGCGGTTTCTGGCCTGCTCAAGCAGGCGCGCCTGCGCCGCCGTCGGGCGGTTTGTATCGGTAAATTGCGTGGCGAGCCGGGCCGCTTCTTCGCGGGCGGCTTTAAGGTTGTTACCGGTGACGGCCAGCTGCGCGCTGGTTTTACGAAAGCCTTCAATTTTGCCCGCCTGAGCATCCAGCTCTTTCAGCCTGGCGCGGCTTTGTTGAATGGCGGTAGCCAGCTCTTTCGAGCTGGCCTGCGCAGTACGGAATGGGCGGGTGAGTTTATCAACCGCATTAAGAATCACCTGCAGGCGCAGGTTAGTGTCACTCATCGCTGGCCCCGCTTCTCTGTATCGCTTTATGCCGCCACTCCAGCACTTCGGTCAGCGGCATAACGTCAGTGACGGACGGCGGCCAGTGAAAAATGGTGGCAATATCTGCCACCAGATCGTCAACCGTCAGGCTGTCGGTAAACCGGCAAGCACCGACTTCTTCAACAAAAAAGTCACCACCTCAACGGACAATGCAGTGAGATCGGCAGGGTCAAGCTCTGCCATTTCCTGCGCCGTCAGGGTCGGCGTGGAGATACGCGGAATAACGGTCATCATTGCGCCCACGTCCATATCCATAATGGCCTGCAGGCGGGTGCCACGCAGTGCGCCGGACTGGGGTTTGCGCAGCACAATTTCCGTGATTTCACTGTTGCCGCGTTTGATGGGGGTATCCAGCTGTACGGTCTTTTCAGTCAGCTTTTCGGTCATGTTCTTTTCCTGTTAATCGGTTACTGGCGCGGCTGCCCGCGCCGTTAAGTTAATCAGAGGCCCAGGGCGTTACGGTGCGCTTCCATCAGGTCCACGCCGTCAACGATTTCAATCATGTTGACCAGATCGACCTCATAGAGCACTTCACCGTTGATCGTCAGCTTCGCGTAGCTGTTGGTGCTGCTGACTTTGGTGGTGTTGCTTTCGCCGGTCTTCCACTCCCCGGAATCCACTTCCTTATGACGCCCGCGCACGACCAGCTCCACGGCCTGCACTTCCCCGGTGTCGTCCCGCTGAATGGAGCCGGTGAAACGCAGTTGGATACCGTCAACGGTGGTTTTGCCCATCTGCTTAAAGAGCAGCAGGTCGGTACCGCCAATGGAAAATTCAGTGTCCAGCGCGCCGTCATCCAGTCCCATGTCCACATCAACCGCGCCGGGCATACCGCCGCCGCGATATTTCTCATATTTGCGCGTGAATTTCGGCAGGGTCATGGACTCAATGATCCCCTGCCAGTTGTTCCCGTCGTTGAACAGGTTCAGGTGTTTTAACTTGCGTGGTAAAGCCATGGGGTCCCCTTACGCGCTAACCCGGCTGGAGAAATCCAGCAGGTATTGATCGGTGATGCGCTGGCGCAGCATCAGGTTTTCAAGCGGCGGCACCGGCGTGTAGTCGTAGTCGATAGTGAGCTTTCCGGCCTTCAGGGAGTCCTTATCATTCACGGATTCATCCAGCCAGCAGTCCGCTCCGATGATGTAGCCCTGCGTTTTCAGGTTACGCAGTTTGGCGCGGATACCTTCGATAATGTCGCGGGCCAGCGACGGGTTAAGTACGCCATCCACCGCCCACATGTGCGCTTCTGCGATGGTGTCGGCCAGTACCTGCGCCGTGCGGGTGTAGTTTTCAAAGGCAAACAGCGGATCGTCACTGAGGCAGCGGGAACCCCAGAAACGAAAGCCGTCTTTGCGGATCAGCGTGGTCACATCGTTCTGGTTCAGCAGACCCGCATCGGTGGCCGGGTCCTGTAGATCCCAGAACACATCTGCAGAAAGCCCGGTAACACCGTTCACGCCGACGTTGGACAGGGTTTTGTGCCAGCCGGTCTGTTCGTCAATTTTGGCGCGCAGGCCGAGCGCGCGGGAGGAAGCGTAAGCCTTCGCATCTGCGTTCAGCACGGTGTCAAAGTTGATGAAGTCAGGCCAGATCAGCATCCCTTCGCGCTGGCTGAAGTTATCGCGGTAGGCAATGGCTTCCTCCACCGTTTTGCAGCCGTAGGCGGACAGGTAGGCAAATCCGCGCAGACTCTGCGCCACGCTGAGCAGCTCAGTGGCGACAGCCTGCGTGTCATGCCCGGGCACGCCGAGAATGCGCGGCTTAACGCCGAGCTGTGACGGCGCGGAAAGCAGGGCCTTCATGCCGGTTTTCTTACCGTCAGCGGTCACGCCGCCGATAATGTTGGAGGTGGTTTCCGCTTCGGTTTCGCCCTGCGCCACGCGCACGACAACCGTCACAGGTTTTGCCTGGTCTGCAATCGCATCCAGCGAGCGGGCCAGCGTGCCGGACTCGCCCGCTTTGCCGCTGGCGGTCAGTACATCAGTCAGCAGGACCGGCTTGTTGAGGGGGAACATGGCCGCATCGGCATCATCGCCGGTGCAAACCATGCCCACGATAGCGGTGCTCACCGTGGTAATGGATCGGGTGCCGTCGTTAACTTCAACAACACGCACGCCGTGGTGGTAATCCTGAGCCATAAGGCAGTCTCTCCGGTTTACAGGGGGTATGCCTATGTTCTGGTTGATATGCGCGCGGCGCACGCGGCGGGCTTTGTCTGGGGAATGACACAATGAAAGGGTTACAAAAATCCCCGCCGGCGCGGGGGTTTAATCACTCAGGTTCTTTTGATTTACCAGCCGGGTGATGGGAGGCGAAAAACAAGAGGCCGGGTAAGCGGCCTCTTCAGGGAGTGTTTAAAGCTCCTCCTCACCTGGCTCTTCCGTATTGGGGTATTGTTTAGCGGCGGATTGTTCCAGTTCTGCCAGCTCACGCGCCTCCTTTTCAAATACTGCCAGCTGACGGGCAGCCTCTTCTGCTTCCTGCAGTTTCATAGCTTCTTCAAGTGCTGCCTGTTGCCGTGCGGCTTCTTCATCCGCCGCCTGCTGCTGCGCAGCGTCTTCACGTTCGGCTTGCTGTCTGGCCGCCTCCTCAAGCGCTGCCTGCTCACGCGCAGCCTCCTCAAGCACCGCCTGCTCCCTGGCTGCCTCTTCGCGTGCTGCCTTCTCACTGGCTGCATCAATCGCGGCTTTCTCAATGGCAGCTTTAAGCGTCTGGTTATAAATGCTGTCCGCAGGCATCTCAACACGTACAGAAACAAACTGGTCAGCCGGAATGTCAATAGGGTCGCCATTCATCACGGTTTCAGTAATCGTTCCGTCCTCATTTTTAACGCCGATCAGGTTCCGGGCAAATGCCGGTGAATCCGGGAAAGTGCGGTGGTACGTCTTAACCAGGACTGAACCATCAGGGTTAACCTCATAATCAAGCCAGACGAGCGGCTGCCGGTTACGGTCTTTTGGAATGTCAAAACCGCCATCCATACCACCCCAGGCAGCATCCGCATTCAGACCGATACAGCCCTGAATCAGGTATTTACCCACGCCAAGACGTGTGGCGGTGCATCCCTCCGATTCTTCATTGGTTTCCGCACTCCCGTCAGCGAAAAGCTTTACGATAGGTGACGCTGCTTTCAGCGTTCCATCTGCAGCTTTTGTGGTGTTGGCGTCCGTGTACACCATGCAAAGCCTGCCATTCTGCGCTGGGGTAGTGCTCTGCTGGCGAAAATAAATTTTAGGTGCAGCCGTTGGAATCGGCGGGATCAGCAGCTGATAGCCTGTGTTCGCGTCGTATGGGATACCCACTACCGCCACGTTATCATCAAGGCCGCCAAGCAGTGCAGGAGCGACATAGAACCCGCCTGGGTTCATGTTATCAAGTGCAATTTTTGCAGGGCTTTTCGTTCCCAGGCCGAAGCCGCCCACCGTCATAAGCCTGCCCGCAGTGCCATCCTGTGAATTAACCTGCTTAACCAGCTCAAGATTTGCCTGCGCTTCAGCCGGTGTTTTACCGCCAGAGCCGCCGTTAGCTACCGGAACGACTGTTGAAGGATCGCTATTGAAGGATTGCACGACTGTAAAGTTACGACTGCCTTTAACACCGGTTGAAGACACAATGTATTCTGCGCGGTTACTGGCACTTTGAGCGTTGGAGGTAACGCGCAGAATCAGGCGATTTACCTGAGCCATAACGCACTCAATGTTGACCACCACGGACACGCCATACGTCATTCCTGTAGGTGCATTTACCCACGCTCCTACTGTCGCCAGCCTTTTTTGGCCTGTGACAAAATCTGCCTGCTGCCAGTCCAAGGGATCAGCAACTGACTGGACAGCAACTCCATATCCTAAATCTTCAAAGCCTAACGTTTTACGACCACCTTCGGGGGTTGTTGAGCCAAGACCGCCGTTAGCAAGGGGGATGACTGTTGTGGCCTCGCTGTTATAGTTCTGCGTAACAGTAAACGCGCGGTTTCCCTTCGCATTGGCGATCACAACGGTGTAATCGTACTTATACATGGATGTGGTGGACTGAGACGTTACTCGAACCACGAAGCGGTTAGCGTCGCTGCGTGCCAGCACGCACTGGATATTTACCACATCCCCTGCGGGGTTCTTCATTCCGGCGGGCGCGTTCAGCCATCCGGTAACGTTCACCAGGTAGTTTTGCCCGGCAACAAAATCAGCCTGCTGCCAGTCAAATGCCGCCGTCGCGGTCTGGCTGGCTAAACCCAGACCCATTGCCGCCATTGCATCCGAACCAATCAAACGCCAGCCGTTGGCGTCGCCGCCACTGTACCAGGCGACAGAAGTCCACCCGGTAGCTGCGTTTGGCTGACCAAACCTCTCATAGGTGCCAGCTGGCGTAAACATCAGCTGGTAAAGGCCCATGATAGTGCCGCCTGCACGTCGCAATGACATGATAATAGCGTTGCTTTGCCCCGCAGAAAGACCAGCAGGGCCATCAGTCCGAGCACCAGATAATATGTAAGTAGTGTTCTGAGAGAAAGCAGCAGGATCAGAAAGGCTTGTTACTGCGCTGGAAAGAGTTTTTCCAGAGCTTAGCCCGCCGACCTCGTACCAGGTAGACCACGGTCCATCAACGCCGTTCCAGACACCAGTCAGGTTACGAAGATACATTCTCCCGCCGCGCACCGTATAGCGCTGCATGCCACCGTATTGGTTATAAGGCAGAATCTCCACATCACCTACGGCGTTATCTTCCGGGAATCCGTAAGCGATCGTCGCATTGACTGAACTATATTTCCCCCATTTCCCAATGAAATCTGGTGTAGGGCCATAAGTGTTAAGATTGGCATCATTAGGCAGGAGCCCCCGCATCAAAATTGATGGCGCTACTGCCCGGGTGACAAATTCAGTTGTTGCAAGCTGGGGCGTACTGGTGCCCGCCGCTGCGGTCGGTGCTTTCGGCGTGCCGGTCAGCTCAGGACTGTTCAGCGGTGCTTTCAGCCCCAGTTGCGCAGCCATAGTAGCTGCAAAATCCGGATCATTGCCCAGCGCGGCCGCCAGTTCGTTCAGCGTGTCCAGAGTCCCTGGAGCTGCATTTACCAGAGCTGCCAGCGCCGTCTTAACAAATGCCGTGGTGGCAATCTGCGTGTTATTAACCGTCTGCGCCGCCGTCGGTGCGGTCGGTGTTCCGGTCAGGGCCGGGCTTGCCAGCGGGGCCTTCAGCGCCAGCGCATTGTTGATGGTGGTGCTGAAAGCAGGATCGTTGTTGATTGCTGCAGCAATTTCTTTCAGCGTGTCCAGCGTGGCAGGCGCGCCGTTAATCAGGGCAACCAGCGCGGCCTGCACAAAGGCTGTACTGGCAATCTGGGTTGAGTTATTTCCCGCCGGTGCAGTTGGCGTTTTCGGCGTGCCGGTCAGTGTCGGGCTATTTTTTTGCGCATACTGACTGTGAGGATCTGCAGCAGCAAGGTGCTTTGCCATCAGGTCATCCACATACACCTTAAGCTCCAGCACCTTATCATCCACGTACTTACGGGTTGCCAGCACCACGGAAGGGTCAATTTTAAGCGTGATATTATCGGTACTGCTGGTAATCAGAACCATGCGCACCGTCTGGGTACGCCCGCTTCCCTCAGCCAGCTGCGGCTTGTAACTCTCCGGGCAGTTACCGACGGCAATCAGCGCGCCGGTTTCATCGAACAGCCCAACCTCACGAATCCACCAACCGCCCTCCGTTTCGGGGATCACCTGCTCAGCAATCATCTGGCTGCTGTTCTGCGGATCGATATACAGCATATTGAGGTCGGCGCGGCGCTTTTCGGCCACCAGTTTTGTCTGTTGCGCGCTGGGCGCGGGCAGCATACCGCCACCATCACCCACCGCCATCTGGGTAATTTTCAGCGGAACACCGAGTGCAGCGGCGCTTGCCAGTTTCGCCGCGCCGATCTCCGTCAGCAGGGTATAAAATTTTGCGCTCATGGATTCACTCTCATTGTGTCAATAACATGGACCGCCCCGCCTTCGTAAGCGGTGCCGCCAGAAATGATGGTTTCGTTGATATACGGATAAATGGTGATTTCTTCGCCAGCGTAGGTGGCAGCACCCACAAAATACGGTCCGCTGGTCTGCTGGTTGATGGACATGCCAACCAGATGACGGCTGCACGGTTTGGCGTCACTTATCAGGCGCTCAAGCTCCAGATAGGTTTCTTCCGTAATGCCCTGGTCCTGCACGCCAATATCCAGGCGAAACGTCCCCGGCGTCTCACCTGTCTGCCACCACTCAATGATGCGGATCAGGAATCCAAACGGCTCCACCACACGCCGCACGGCGCTGGTTGTCCCCTTGTGCTGATGGATATAGAAAGCATCCTGCACCACGCGGCGTTTTACGCTCTCGGTCCAGCTTTCGCTCCAGCGGTCAACGGAAAAGGCCCAGGCCAGATAGGGCAGGAACCTCACCGGACAGGTTGCCGGGTTCCATAAATCACGCAGGGATACCTGCAGATCGGATATACCGCTGCAGGTCTGCGCCAGTCGACGCTCAAGCGGTGACGAACCAAGCGGCAGCAGGCTATTCATCCGTGCCCCCGTTGGTTACGCTCCATTCCGTGCAGGACGCTGCCTGCGTCTTATCCAGCACCACATCAGCCAGCGGGGACGCCAGCTCCACGCGCTGGACCCCCTCAACATGCAGCGCGGCATAAATCGCACTGCGCCTGATATCACGACCCAGCCGCGTCTGGCTGGCGATGTACTTTTGCAGGCTTGATTTAGCCTCTGCCATCACCGGCTCAGCTTCAGGCCCGGGATACAGGAAAATCGTTGCATCAACGCGGTACGGGATAATTTCGGCGCTGCGCACTGTCAGGCGGTCCGCAACCGGGCGCACGCTCTCACTGTTAAGCGCCTGCTCAACCACCGCCAGCAGATCCGCCCCTGCCGTACCGTCTCCCTCACGGCTCAGCACGGTAAGCAACACCTCCGCCGGTGCCGGACTGGTTGCGCTGGCGTCCGCCACGCGCCCGTCCGCACTTTTAGCATGAAACTCATAGGCCGCCGTCGGACCCGCAACGGACAAACCTTCGAACGCAGCAGGAACACGCAGGCGCAGCGCCTCGTTACTTTCCATAACGGCAGCGACCGGCGGCACCGCGTCATTGTCGGCAGGCGTTACCGTCAGGCGCTTCACGTTATAGTTGGCCGCCAGCTGATCGAGATCACTGTCTATGGCATACGCCACCATGACCGCCTGCGCGGCCTCGTTGATGCGCTGGCGCAGCAGGATTTCCCGGTATGTGCTTTCCTGCAGTTGTTTGGTGATGGGTTCAGACTCCAGCTCAAGCGTGCGCCGCACCGCATCCTGTTCATCTGCCGGATAAAGGGCCACAAAAGCGGCCTTACGCTCGGCAAGCAGCGCCTCAAAGTCCGGCACCTCAACAATCTGCGGTGCCGGGAGCTGTGAAAGGTCAATGACTGCCATTGTCTGCTCCTGTTGGTACTGAAAGGGAAACAGGCGCGCCGTTATTGCGCTTCCCGGTTAGCTCAACCACCATTGAGCCGTCAAAGCTGCTGCTGATAGTGATGGAATCCAGCGTAAGCCGTGGCTCCCATCGGCTCAGGGCTACATAGACCGCAGACATGATCTGCAGGCGTAGCGCCGGGTTTTGCGGCTGGTCTATAAGGGCAGACAGCAGGGAGCCGTATTCGCGGCGGGCAATACGGCTACCCTGCGGGGTCAGCAGAATATCCCGCACCGACTGGCGCAGATGGTCCGTGTCCGTAATGGCCCTACCGTTGCCCTGACTCATGCCGATATACAGCGTCATACCGGGCCTCCCGAGGTGTCGCCACCTTTCATGACTTTGTTATGGGCATGGTCATCCACCACGATCCCGTTGGAACTCATCGCGCCGCCGCCCTGGGTGACGCCGCCGTTAATCACTACGTCGCTGTTAATACGGGTGCTGTCAGCCTCCACAACAAACTCACCGGTTTTCAGGGTGATGTTGTCAGCCGCCTCGATCACCATCGATTTGATGCCTTTGACGTGCCAGCGTCCGGTGGCGGGCTCGTACTCAAACCAGCCCCCGTCCGGGTATTCCGTCACGCTGCCGTCCACTGAATCCGATGGCGGCGCAAACTGATTGGAGTAAATGGCGGGCAGCGCAAAAGCGGTTTCCAGATTGCCGCCCAGGCTCAGCAGCACCACCTGTTCATCCGGGGACGGACACCACCAGGTGCGACCACGCCCGGCGCGCAGTGTCAGCCAGTTAATCCAGTTGGTTTCAAGCTCGCCCACCTTTACCCGGCACAGCCAGTTCTCCCGGTCCACTTCGGTCACGGTGCCGGTGCGGATCAGGTTGGTAATAAGGCGCATGATTTCGGTCAGTTGTGCGTTCATAACGAAAGGTTGCACCAATGATATGGATGTGGCATCAATACTGTATTGTTTGCTCGACAGCACAATTAACCTTTCTCTCATCAATTTGAGGTAAATAATGCAACACCCTATTAACTCTTATGCGATTGAAGAGCACGCGAATATTCTTAAACAATTATGCTGCTCCTCTTTGGAATATCTTAAACAAATAGAACAAAACCCATCTTTATTAAGCCATCCAACAGAAGTTGAAATCGAGAAAGACGATTACTTTAATTGGCTCGAATACACCGTCAGTAACAATCTCATTGAGATGTGTACAAAAATAAGGATTTTACTGGACGGCCTTAAAATACCAGGAGATCTCCCTTACTCTCCAGAAGCAGAAGCTTATTATGAATTCAATGATACTTTACTTTGTATCGAGGGTTGCGTGAAAGGCTCATTACGTGAGTGCTGCAACAAAACGATACATGCCACATCTTTTGAGTTATTTAACAAATGCAGCAATGATGGCATTTCTTATTGGAGCGGAATAGTAATCCTCTCTGGAAAACAATATAAAAACGAATGGAAAGTTGGATTAAATGTTTTTAACTTTTGTCGTAGCATCAAGTCATTCCTTTCAATATTAAAGGACATTTAACAAGCCTCTATGTCTTGTTAAAGAAGATATATCAATATCTCCTCATACTTTAAAGCTAACTTCATGTTTGGCTTTTAATCCTTTAAGACTGTTGCTAACTCAACCATCGAAATAATATATCTCGTGTAATTTCTTTCATTTCGTCATTCACGCCCAGCAGGCGGCGCTGGGAGTAGCGGACCTCCGGCCCTTTGCGGCTGACGCGATCACGCAGGCCGTAATGGTGAACGCGGGCAATACGCTGCACCGAGCCGTCAAACTGCACGCTGGCAGAATCCGCACTGGCAGCGGTTTTCAGGTATTTGGTGGTGCGAAGTTTTGCAAACATCTGGCGCTTGATCCGGCCCTTTTTGCTGCGGGCCGTTATCCGGCGCGGCTCGTAACCCCTCCCGTCCGGATTTCGCTGCAGCCTGATATTCCGCTGCTGACTGCGGCGCAATTCCTGCGCCAGCTGACGCATCATGCGGCTACGTGCGGCAGGCTCCAGATTCGCCAGCAACGCCGCCAGCCAGTCATCCACCCTCTGGAGATCACCCATGCTTCACCGTCCACATTTCTTCCGGTACGTCCGGTTCCGGCACCGCCTCAACGCTCGACACGCCCCCGTCGGCGCTGACCAGCACGCGCTCCGTCAGTTGAAGGTTCAGGCTGATATCGCATACATCATTGCGCAGAATATCCACGTCAAAAGTGAACAGCTTTTCGCGCAGTTCAGGGTTGTTGATTGCATCCGGCTGATTGTCCGTGAGCCAAAGCAGAACGGGAGCCATCAGCAGATTCTGGTCCCCGCTGAAATCCTCGATCACCACGTTCAGGGTGTAGCGGTACTCCCATGACATCGAGCTGGCCCCGGTTGCCACAAGTGAGCCGTTATCCACAAACAGGTGCAGTTTGTCCGGGTTATTGCGGACATACGGCACCGCCTTATTCAGGACGCTGCGTAAAGACTGCGGCTTGTTCACTGTCTCGCTCCTGACACGCAATTATCGTGTCCACTTTGTCAGCACACGCCGCCCAGGCGGCCTCCGTTTCATCCAGCACCGCATTCAGATCGCCGTTACTGCGCGGCGCTGACCTTTCCAGGCGGCACTGCGTCACTCTGGGACAGCCACTCACGGTAAGCTGCACCTCCGGCGAGGGCCGGACGCTCCCGCAGCCAGATAACGTCAGCAGGCAAAGGAGTGTCAGCCCAGCGGCGCAAATCCTCATTTTCACGTTTCAGTTCCTCTATCCGGTGCTGGCGGTTGCGCAGCAGCGCGGAGGTCTGCTCCGCTGCCGCATAAAGCCGCGTCTGCTCCCGGCTGTTGGTTTCATTCAGAATGGACAGGCCGATCAGCTGGCTGTTTTTCTTCGTCAGTTCCTGCGCTTTGCTTTTCAGCGCCGCGCCCTGCGTCTCGATGGTGTGGCTGGCATTGTTAAGTCGCCAGGACTGCCAGCCCAGCGCCGCAACAGTCAGCGCCAGCACTACTACTAATGCACGTGTCATACGCCAGCGCCTTTAAGGCACCAGGCCAGCTCCCGCGCGCGGCGATTCTCAAGCCCTTTGTTTTTCTGACCATTAACATAAATCCAGCGCGGCAGCTGATTGCACGCCTGCCACCACTGCTGGCGGTTGATGTAGGACACCATGGTGGATCGGCATATTGCGCCGGTGCCCACGTTGAAACCGATGCTTACCAGCGCATCGTAAACATGCTGCGGGGGCCTGACCTTCAGGCAGGCATCCAGCCTTTTTTCCGTCAGCAGCACATTGCTGATTAACCCCTGCGCTACCTGCCGTTCCGTAATGGTTTTGCCGGGCACCACGCCGGACGTATTGCCGATCCCGTCAGTCCAGACACCCGCGCTGCACTGATAAGGCTGCAGGCGGCACCCCTCGAAATCCGCTAACAGCTTCAGTCCCTCGACTGAAGTATTCAGCGACTGGAAACCGGGCAGCGTGGCGGCGATAGCCAGCACCACCCCGACAAGGCAGCGTTTAACGATTGAAGGATTCATATTCCCCCCGCGTGATTTGCCCGTCGCGCAGCAGCTGGTAGGTTTTGTGCTTGTAATACCAGTTGATAGCCAGCATCAGCACACCAATCAGCACGCCGCCAACCGTTGAAGCATCCTTAAGCGACAGATCGCCCAGCCATGCCAGCAAAACAGCGATGCAATACGTGATAAAGGCGCTGATTCGTTCAAGCGTCATAATTCAGTCCCATAGCTGGACGGTCTGCGCCGTGGTTGTCGCCGGAATGTCCGGCAGCTCCACCTGCAGCCCGTGCGGTAAAAAAGGGCCATACTCAGCCAGCCCCGGATTTGCCTGCAGAACCTGCTCGGTGACACCCTGCGTGCGCCCGTAATGACGCCAGCAAAGCGCGTCCACCGTGTCATACTGGTGCGCACGCACTTTCATCAGATAAGCTCCACCGTGCAGTGCGGTGCATCCTGCACCCGGCTGATAGCCCAGCGGGCATCACGCCACAGATCGCCGCTGGCCTCCGCCAGTTCCTCTCCTCGCTTTACCCCGGACGCCGTGGCGTCATAATCCTGGTAACGCTCATTGAGCACGGCGCGCGCCCAGCAATACACGGCGTTAAGGTAGTGCTGAATGCGCTCGCTTTTGCCGTCCAGCATTTCCGCCGGTACGCCAGCCAGATCCCGGTAGCCCAGCATCTGCTGGCGGTTGCGAAAGTCGTACAGCTCAGCGTTAACTTCGGAAATGGCTGTCAGCACAACCTGCCTCAGACGGGGCTGCGTCACCGTGCCGTCAGTGCGCATCACACTGCGAAATTCCGACAGGTCCACATCAGGCCAGAACGGCGTATTTTTAATAACGTCCGCCTGTTCCGGTGCCTGTTCTGGCGCAATAAACTGCATGCGGCTTTCTCCTGAAATAGTGGGCGGTGGACGGAGTTTTGATGTGGCAGTGCCTTTCGCCACCCCGTGCCGCCCGTGCGCGGGGCACGTTCGTTAGTGGCTGTCACTGCGCAATCTGCGCTCCAGCTGCTGCTTTTCTTTTTTCACGCCGCAGCGGGGATCGAGCTGCAGCGCATGGGTAAGGTGATTAAGGGCTGAAGCCGGGTTGCTTTCGGTCAGTACCGCGCCGATGGCTTTGTGCAGGCGCGCCCGGGACTGGTCCGGCATATCCTGATCGGTTGTCAGGTCAAGCGTCTGCAGAAGCAGATCGGCATCAAAGCCGGTGGCGGCCAGTAGGGCGCTTTGTGCGGCGTCCGCCATTTCTTCCGCCAGAACGGTCTGCACGTTGCGGTTGCCCAGCGGCATCACCCAGCCATGGCGCAGCGCATGACGCCCGATGTCCAGCGCACCGGCATAATCACCGGCGTCGATACGCCACAGCATCACGTACATCAGCACGTCATCCTGCTGCGCACCTCCGGCAGCCAGCACGCCCTCCGCCCAGGCGGCATACTTCGGCAGAAGCTCTACCTTGATTGCCGCTTTTTTCACAGTGGACTGGATACCCTTGAGGCGGCGGCGGTCTTCTGCCAGCTGCAGCAGCATCAGCTCATAGCCGGACGCATGGCGAACACTGCCGCCCTCCCGGGCGGCCTGTTCGGCCTGAATGCGCAGGCGGTGCTGCCGTGCGGGACTCAGGCTCATGCGTTACTCCCCACCTTCCGGCGCAGCTGGCGGGGTGAAATCACCGATTTCGATGTTTTCGACCAGGGCCGTGCAGCGATAATCTTCAATCACATACGCTTCGTTGACGGATTCGAAGTTTTCAATCCGGTCACGTTTCGGGTTGTCGATAACAGAACGGCGGCGGGTATCCTCCTGCCAGTAGATGGACAGGTTATCCAGACGGGTGATCAGGAGGGCATTCGCCGGGAAGAACGGCGCGCGCACCGCCTGAAGGCCACCCATGCGTTTCTGGCTGATAATCAGATCGGCAGCGATTTTCTCGCTGTTTTCCTGCTCCTTGTTGACCAGCGGGAAATACTTGTCGGACAGCAGTTCGCGGCCACAGATAACAACCAGCTCGTCATCGTCCTGATAAACCACGTCGATCAGCTCGCTAACCGCATCCATCACCACGGCGTCCAGATTGGCATAGTCGCCGCCCTTGCCTACCTTCACCGCGCCTGCAGTGGTGGTGCCGTCCTGGGTGGTGCTGCCCATAACGTGGTCCGGCGCGTCTTCACGGATTTTCTGCAGCCAGCCCTTATTCACGTCCTGCAGCAGCGGGTTTTCAGCGCGGTTGGAGGTTTTGGCGCGCTTCACGCCGTTGAAGCCGATCATGATGCGGTCCAGCGCCTGGCGCTTGATGATGGCGTTACGGATACGCACCTGGAAATCCTGGAATTTCGCCCACAGGTCCAGCTTTGCGTAGGTCAGCACCGTGTCAAAGTTGGTCTGTTCGCATTTATATTCCACGTCCTCCATCAGCATCGGATCGGTAGGTTCGCGCTCTTTGGTGGTGGTGTCGGTGGTTCCGGCAATGGTGGAGCCAACGCCCAGGCCAAGCAGCTGGCCGGACTGCTCATCAACAGGCGAGACATTAATGAGCGTCAGGAAAGCGGCGGACTGCTGGATCTGGTCTTCCAGCGTCTGCTGCACGGACGGCTCAACGGTGAACTTGCTGGAAAGTTCTTCAACTTCCACCTGGTTCAGGCGCGCCAGCTGCTGCAGGTAGGCGTTAAAGGCAAAGCGGGTTTTCTTTTTCATCGGGTTTTATGCTCCATCAGCAATTGGTCAGGGTGCCAGCCGGTGCGTCACCGCCCGGCGCGCGCTGGCGGTAATCTTTACGGCTATCTTCACGGCTCAGCTGCTGCTGAAGCTCAGTAAAGGCGGCCTGCTGCTCCTGCAGCGAGGACTCCAGCTCAGAAATGCGCGCGTCCTGGTCGGACAGGGATTTATCAGTGCGCTCGCTCAGGTTCTGCTGCTCGGTGGCGACCAGCTCAACGGCTTTGTGCACGTCGGAAAAACGCGCATCATCGGTCTGCTCTTTTTTGGTGAACAGCGCGGTGACGCGGGCAAAGAGGGACGGCTTTTCGTCCTGGGTTTCTTCCAGTTCGATCAGCGTTTCTTCGGCGGCGGTAAACAGGTTTTCAGGATTCTGTTTGCGGTTTGCCAGCGGGTTGCGTGCGGCGCTGGCGCTAAAGGTCAGCATTTCGGTGCCCAGGCTCGCTGGATCGTCCGTGGCAGCCAGGCCTACAAGATAGGCTTTGCCGGTGTCGGCAAACTTCGGGTTTACTTCCATAGAGGTGAAAAGCTTCTGGCCTTTTTTGACCAGTTCAACCAGGGAGCTGGTCGGCTCTACATCTGCATACAGCGCCATTTTCCCCTTCAGCGGGCCGTCCTGAATTTCTTCAGCTACCAGACCGGTCACTCTGCCGTAGCGGTTAAAGGCGCTGTCCGGTGAATAAGACTTGATGTGCTCAAGGTTAATCAGAGCGGTGTAAACCGCCGGGTTGTAGCTGGCTGCCATCTGCTCCAGCCATTCACGCTGGATTTCGCGTCCGTCGGTGGTGGCACCTTCCACCCCGATACAGAAACGCTTTGCTTTCACTGTCATGAGCCGTGCTCCGTTAGAAAAAACTTACTGGAGCCTTATGGTTGCGGGGATGGGGGGAGTGAAACAACGCGCGGCGCTTGTGCGGTCGGCCATACAAACCGCAGCCGGGGAAAGCCAGCTGTCAAGGCCGTAGGCTTGTGCCATGAACACAACACTGACCCCCGCAGACCTCGATCCCCGTCGGCAGGCCATGCTGCTGTACTTTCAGGGATACCGCGTAGCCCGCATTGCTGAAATGCTGGGCGAGAAAGTTGCAACCGTTCACAGCTGGAAAAAGCGTGACAAGTGGGGCGACTATGGGCCGCTGGATCAGATGCAGCTCACCACCGCCGCGCGTTACTGCCAGCTCATTATGAAGGAGCAGAAAGAAGGGAAGGACTTCAAGGAAATTGACCTGCTGGCGCGCCAGTCAGAGCGCCACGCCCGCATCGGTAAATTTAACGATGGCGGGAACGAGGCTGACTTAAACCCGAACGTAGCCAACCGCAATAAAGGTCCGCGCCGTCAGCCTGAAAAGAACGTTTTCACCGACGAACAGATTGAGAAACTGCAGGAGGTTTTCCACGGCTCGATGTTCGCCTACCAGCGCCACTGGTACGAAGCAGGCAACCGCCACCGTATCCGCAACCTGCTTAAATCGCGCCAGATTGGGGCAACCTTCTTTTTTGCCCGGGAGGCGCTGATTGACGCCATCACCACCGGCCGTAACCAGATTTTCCTCTCAGCCAGCAAGGCGCAGGCGCACGTCTTTAAGCAGTACATCATCGATTTTGCAAAAGAGGTGGATGTAGAGCTGAAAGGCGACCCGATGACGCTCAGCAACGGCGCGTGCCTGTACTTCCTCGGCACCAATGCCCGTACTGCGCAAAGCTACCACGGCAACCTGTACCTGGATGAGTATTTCTGGATACCGAAATTCCAGGAGCTGCGCAAAGTAGCGTCCGGCATGGCTATTCACAAAAAATGGCGGCAGACCTACTTTTCAACTCCGTCCAGCCTGACACACAGCGCCTATCCGTTCTGGTCCGGCGCGCTGTTCAACCGGGGCCGCGCCAAAGCGGACAAGGTGGATATTGACCTGACCCACAGCAATCTGGCCCCGGGCCTGCTTTGCCCGGACGGTCAGTACCGCCAGATCGTCACCGTGGAGGATGCGGTGCGCGGTGGCTGCAACCTTTTCGACCTCGACCAGCTGCGCATGGAGTACAGCCCGGACGAATACCAGAACCTGCTGATGTGCGAATTTATTGACGATCTGGCGTCAGTGTTCCCGCTGAGCGAGCTGCAGGCGTGCATGGTGGACAGCTGGGAAGTATGGTCCGATTTTCAGGCGCTGGCGCTGCGCCCGTTTGGCTGGCGCGAAGTCTGGATCGGCTATGACCCGGCGAAAGGTACGCAGAACGGCGACAGCGCCGGGTGCGTGGTCATGGCTCCGCCAGCTGTGCCGGGCGGCAAGTTCCGCATTCTTGAGCGGCACCAGTGGC